GGCACCGTTGAGCAGCATCGTCACCGACGCGTTCTCACGCACTCGCACCGCACCGAAGTCGGCGAACCCGGCGACACCGTTGCGGATGTCCTTGTTGTCGAGGATGTCGGCGCTGAGGATCTTCACCGCCTCCGTGTACGCGGCAGGGATCGCGGCCCAGCCGAACGTTGCGGTGACCGACACTGACGCCTCACCCTTGTACGTCTGCGCCCAGGTGGTGCCGAACAGGCGAATACGCGAGTACGGCACCGCCATGCCGGCGGCGTTGATCCCGTTCACCGGCTCGAGCTGGTAACCGGTGGCGGCGATCGTGCTGCCGCTGTTGGCGACCACGGTCACGGCGGTTGCGTCGTCGATCTCGATCGTCTCGGACCGATCCGACGTCGGCGCGAAGATGCGGGTCGTCGACGCACTGGCGACCACGAACGCGCGACCGCAGTACCCGGCAATCGCCTGCTCGGCAGCATCGATCGCAGCCTGCACCACAGGGTCGGGCGGCTCCGTCGGGGCGCCCTTCCAGAGGCGCCATGCGGCCACGGTCAGGTTCGACATCAGCCCCGGCGGCCCTTCGGCTTCGCAGGCACAGCCGTCTCCACCGCAGGCGACAATGCCTCCGGCACCTCCACCACGGCAGGCGCAGGATCAGCACCGAGCGCCTTGATGGCAGCGTCGACGGCCTTCACCCGGTCGGCCAGACCGCGGCGGACGTAGCCGACGCGCTCAGCCTGGAGTGCAGCCAGGTCGCTCATGAGACGAGCACGTACGGCATGATCGCCGTGGTCGTCGGGGTCGCGATCGTGGCCGGGGCCACAGCACCGACGGCCGAGCCGTGCGACTGCACCAGGATCGGCATGTTGGTGATCAGCGCACCGGCGAGGGCGGCGTTGCCGAGGTCGAGTGACCGCAGCGTCGGGATGGTGCCAGCGGTGAAACTGATCCCGACGTAGTACAGGCCGGGCGTGGTGACCGTGTACGGGGCGGTCAGGGCGACCGTGTACTTGGTGTTCGCTGCGCGGGCGGTCGAGCCGAAGTCGGCGGTCTGCACCAGCTTCGCGCCGGCAGGGTCACGCAGCACGGCGTAGCCAGCGGTTGGGGTATCCGCTGCGGTCGTTGCGGTCACGAAGGTGATGTTGGTCACCACGTCGCCGGCATTGAGCGGGATGGCGACGGACAGCTCGACGCCGGTCGCGGCGATCGCACCGTTGGTGCCAGCGTTGATGCGGGGCACCGATTCCTGGCAGGTTGCGTTCGTGAACGAACCCTGCCGCAGGTAATCGTCGTTGTAGAGGTTGCCGTTCTGCTTGGTCATGGCGGGGTCCTTTCGAGAGGGGGAATTGCGAGGGGACACCGGGGGCGAGTTTCGGCTCGCCCCCGGTGTCAGAACGGCAGGGGCTAGTTGCCCCCACCTTTTAGAACGCCGGAGCGGCCAGGCCGGTGCCGGTGATGTCACCGGTTGCAGAGGTGTAACGCCCAGCGGTGAACGCCGAGTAGCCGTAGACCACGAACTTGACCAGCAGGTTGCCGGCGCCGGTCTGCTCGGCACGGATCAACAGCGGCGCGCTCGGGTCTTCCCACAGGAAGCACTCGTTGGCGTTGACGCCGTAGATCGCATCTTCGGTGCCACCGCCCAGGGTGGTCTCGATGTTGCGGTCGAGCACGACGCCTGCGCCGAGGTAGCCTCGGCCGCCGCCCATGTAGCTGGTGTCACCGACGGTGCCGACCTGCTGCACACCGGCGTTGCCGACGGTGACGAGCGGGAAGGTCGAACCGAGCTGCGACGCCAGCCACCACCACCGGCGGGTGTGCATCACGAAGTGCGTCATGTCGTCGACGCCGGAGCTGATCTGCTGGAGCAGGTCGGCCATCTTCGGGTGCAGTTCCGCAGCAGTCGGCGATGCGTCGGTGTACGTGACAGCGATGTTGCTGGTCGTGTTCTTGACGCCGAGGTGCGTGCCCGAGGTGCCGTCGGCCACGAGGATCTGGCGGTCGAGTTCCTCGTGGTAGGCGCCGATCAGGTCTTCGATGATCACGCTGTCACCACCGGTGGTGCGGTCGAGCACCTGACGGGAGAGGTCCTGCTGGCCGGAGATGGTGCGCACGTTGATCGTCAACAGCGTGTCGTCGGCGTCGGTCTCCTGCACGGCGCCCGCTTCCGATGCCTGGGCAGCGGCGGCGGTACCCGTGGTGATCCGCGAGATGTTCACGGTCATGCCCTGAGCGGGCAGCGGCACGGCACGGCAGATGTCGGCGAAGGGCCGCTTGTTGCGGATCTTCGGGGCCACCAGCTCTGTGAGGTACTGCGGCACGGTGAGCCCGGCGAACGCCGAGGTGCCGATGTCGCGCTGTTCGATGCCGGGCATGTAGTCGGCCCGCTCGACGCGCTCCTCCTGCATGTGGCGGTCGAGACGCTGCATCGCGCCGAAGTCGCCGTAGGTGCGGGCTGCGACGTCGCGCAGGAAGCCGACGCCACCGCGGTCGTTCTCCTTGGAGTACGTGCGGGCCTCCGACTTGACGCTCACGCGCCCGGTCGGGGCCTTGGCGGCGGCTTCGTAGCGGCGCTCCTCCATCGCTGCCAGTTCGGCCACGCGAGCCTGCACGGCGGCGATGGACTCGGGGTACTTCGGGTCGGCCGGATCGGTGACGTCGAGGGCGTTGACCCTGGCGCGGGCTTCGGTGAACGCAGTCGTCTCGGCGTCGGTCAGGTCGGAGCGACCTTCAGCGGCGGGAACAGCGAGGATCGCATCGACTTCGGCCTTGGCCGCGGTGCGCTCGTCGATCTTGGTCTGCAGCTTGGTGCGCAGAACGGTGAGGAAATCGGACATGGGATGTGCTCCTTGTGGAGGTCGTGAGGGTGTTGGGTTCACGGCGTGCAGTGGAGAGCAGGTGCCCACAGGTGCCCGTAGGGGCGGCGTGGTGGCGGCGTGCTTCCGGCGGGCTGCCGGGGGTGTCAGCCGAGTGATTCGGCCAGCGCGAGAGCAAGGCGCAGCGACATGCCGCGATCGGTGCTCTCGGTGTGTTCGGCCGGCGGCTCGGTGGAGCGCAGGCCGATGATCGTTGCCTCGTTGGCGGGGTAGGTCACGGCGGACACGTCGAAGAGGCGAACCTCGAGGATGCGTCGGGTCGTGTAGTCCTCGTTCCATTCCTGGCGAACCGCCATGAACGCGAACGACATCTGATCCACGTCGCCACGATCGAGGCAGGATTGCAGCTCGGCGGCGGACGGGTTGCGAAGGTCAAGCGATGGGACGTCGACGAGTAGGCCCATGTCGTCGGCGGTGAGGGTCATCGTGGCCGACTTCGTGCGAGCGAGCGGCATCCCCTCGTGATTGAGCAGGAACCGCACGTCGTCGCGCTCTGCCAGTGACTTCGTTGCCGCGCCCTTCGCGATCGACTCGGACCAGCCGTACGGCGCGCCGCCAGCCACGTCGTACCAGGTGTCCCACGTGGTCGCGTAGCCGGACACGTGGTAGGTGCCGTCATCGTTGGCGCGGGCTTCGATCTGGTAGCCGCGCGACTCGACGATGTTGCCACCGTTGCGGGCGGCGATCCCGCCGGCGACCAGCTTGGCCGAGTCGGCGGCCAGACGCTCGCGCACGGCATCAGGAAGTGAGCGGGTCAGTAGGTCACGCATCAGCGGCCTCCGATCGTTGCAGGCGACACAGGGCGCGGCACGAACGCCGCACGCTGCTGGTCGGTCAGGGGTGGAAGGTTCTCCAGAGCACGCATCTCGTCGACAGTCATCAGCGGCGCGCCCATCAGATCCGACGTGCGAGCGGCGAGCTCGTAGGACTCGTAGCGGCCTTTCAGGTCGCTCCGGAGCAGAGCGTCGACGTTGTGCTTCACGTACCGGCCAGCGGGCACCAACGCCGACAACGCCTGCTCCAACGGAATCAGGTACTTCGGCGACAACGACAAGGCGATGAAGTTCGCCATGTGCTGCTCGCGGTTCACGTACTCGAGCGAACCGCCAGCGGACACGGCCGAGCCGATCAGCTCGGGGAACCCGCCGAGGAACGCACGGGCGATCTCCTCGGTGCCGAACCGTTGCGTCTCTAAGAACTGCGAATCCTCGGGCGGGATG